CAGTTGTCGGTAATGGTGCGGAAGCTAAAACTCATGCCCGAGACATCGCCCCGCTCGATCGAGGTGACGATATCGCGGCCGACCTGGGTGTCGGGCGGCAGGATCTCGACCTTCAGACCCTCCTTGTCCTCACTCAGCGTCAATGTCCCAGCGCTGTTGCGACCGATGATCCGGCCGCTGTCGTGGTCGACCAGGGCGCGGATATCGTCGTTCTTGATCGTCTTGGCAAATGCGCCCGGTGCGATCTGCTCGCGCCAGCCGCCGAAGTCCTCACTGAGTTTGTCGAAAACGGCGGCATAGCCGACGATCCGCGTCGGTTCGCCCTCTTTCTTGCTGAGCCGCAGCTCGGCCACGGCGAAGGACCGTGTTTCCCGGGAATCATTCTTGATCTTAGCCATCGTTCGCGGCCTCCATCAGTTGTCGTTGTGCTTGGGGTGCGCCCGTGTCCCAACTCGCCAGGACCTCGGGCCACAAGGATCGGTCCGAACCGTCGCCGAGCTGGCGGCGGTGTTCGGTGCAGTAGCGATAGGCGATCGCCGCGGCGGCATCGGCCGGCTCGGCGACGCCCCGGGCCTGGAGGATGGGCGTCAGGCAGTCGGTGATATGCTCGGAGAGCTTGCGGTAGTGGGCGTCGAGCCAGAGGGCCAGTTGGGCCGAATCACTCGGCGCCTTGCGCAGGGCCTTGACATCCTTAGTGACGATCCGCCGCCAGGTCGATTCGATCAAGGCCGAGAAATCGCCACGGGTGTTGCCCTCGTCATTGATCCCGGCGGCGGGATCATCGTCGTCCGGCTCGTCGTCCGGGGCCTGCCCGGCGACGACCATATTCAGCGGCTGGAGGAATTCGTCAAGTTCGGGCGGGCCGGCGTTGAGGTTCTCACGCCGGCGCGGCTCCTGGCGATTCATCCAACCGGCCTGGATCGCCAGGTTGTAGGCCTCGTACCGGTCCTTGGTATTGCCCCGCAAGAGGGCGTCGGCGACGAATTCGAAGAACTGCACGCCCGGCCGGGCGCAGAGTTTCAATGTGCAGGGCAGCTCCCACGCCCGCATCGTGTCCTGGAGCGAATAGGTCTTGAACTCGTTGCCCAACTCCTCGTTATTGCTGTAGGTTCCCTTGTCCAACTCGAAGAGCATGTGCGGCGGGATGCCCGTCCAGCGGCTGCAGTCGCCGATCGAGAACTTGCGGGACTCGATCAACTGGGCGTCCTTGGCGGGCACGGAGAACGGTGTGAAGTCCAGGCCGCCGTCGAGAATCGCGATTCTGTGCTTGTTGTCCAGACCGCCGTATTTGCGGTCCCACTCCTCGCGCACGGCTTCCTTGGCTTCCTTGTCCAACGGTTCCGGGACCCTCAGTCCGCCAGCCGGCATGGCGCCGTTGCCGAAGAACGCAGCGCTGTAGCGATCGGCGGCCATGCCAACACCCAGCGACTCGGCGGCGTAGGAGATCATCGAATAGCCCTTGAGGCCGTCGAAGCCGAGGCCCTGGATATGCAGGACGTCGTCGGCCTCGATCGTAAAGGTCCGATCCGAGGCGGTGTACTCGTACACCACGCGGCGGCTCTGGCCCTCACCGATGACCTTCGGCTCGACCTTATCCGGCGGCAGCGGCCAGAGGGCGATCGGTCGGCCGGCCTTGTTGCGTTCGATCTCGGCATAGCCGTTGCCCCAGCCGATCTTGTGACCCGTCAGGGTCTTGCGGAAGACCCGGGCGTCTATGTAGGGGTTCGGCCGGTAGGCCATCAGATGGCCGACCGCCGAGTCGGTCAGTTCTTCCTTGCCTGCGGGGATGTGCTGGTAGTGCTTCAGCGGCAGAAAGCCGATGATGCCGCTGAGCAGGTCCACCGCCCGCCAGTAGGCGCTGAAGGTCAGCGCTGAGTCCGGCGTCACATCGACGCCCGAGGCCGTCTCGCCCCCGCCGCCGTAGAACAGCTTGTTGATCCAGTACGACAGCGAACTGGGATGGCCCAGCGTTTGCTTGGTCGCGCGAGATTCCGGGGCTTGGGCCAGCAGAATACTCATCGGCTCCCCCATCTCGCTTCGGCGAAGAGGATCGCACCAAAGACGATCGCTCCGCCCGGTCGCGACAGCAGCGCCACACCCGCCGTCAGACACAGCAGGCCGACCCAACCCAGAATGCAGCGTCCCCACTTCAAAGGATATCCTCCCCCCGCGCCTTGCGCTCCATGATCAGATCGTTGAGGCTAGCCTTGGACGGCTCGAGGGTCAGGCCGACGCCGATGGCCATGGTGTCGGCGGTGACGCCGTCGATCTTCTCGCTGGACTTGTCCTTGGACGGCTTGATCAGGCCGCCGCGCTCCTCGGCGGTGACGTTGGAGACCATCCACCGCTTGACCGGGTTGCCTTCGTGGTAGATCCGGCACTGGTGCGTGCCGGTCGAATCGGGGGCCACGCCGGCCAGGATCATCTCGAGGTACTCACGGAAGGGCGCCGCCATCGAGAGGATGCCTTGTCGGAAGGCGACGATGGCCTCGGCCCCGAAATGCTTCATCAGATCCTGGGTCGAATGGTGGCCCTGAAAACCCTGGTCGACGGCGATCTTCTCGACACCGTAGGGTTCGCACAGCGTCGCGATGTCGGCGCAGACCTGGTCGTAGTCGACCACGTCCCCACCGGTCCGCTTGATCCAACCTTGCTCGCTCCAGGCGTCGATCTGAGCGGCCATGCGCGGATCGCGCTTGACCGGCCGCTCGGGCAGCCAGAAGAAGGTTTTCAGCGTGTAGCTGCAGCGGAGGATGACGATCTTTTCGCCGTCCTTGTCGTTGTTTTTCAAGGGGATCTCGACCGTTTCGCCGTCGTCGTGGGGGAAGGCCAGGGTAAAGGCGGTAAAGTCGCTGGTCGCCCCGATGTCCAGGGCCCCGACCGCCCGGCGTCCTTCGAACGTGGCCCAGTCGATCGCGGTCTCGCAGGCGTCCCAAGCGTGCATGGCGATCACCCGTTCGAGATGGCCGGTCCGCTGGTTTAAGTGCAGGCGGCGAAAGCTGTTCTCCTCGGCGGGGTTCTCCTTGGCCTTCTTGCAGGCGGTCCGGAGGTAGTCCAGTGAGACCGAGACGCCAAGGTTGGGGTTGGCCTTGTACCAGGTCTTTTCGTTGTCCCAGTCTTTGTCGGGGACCGAGTTGCCCGCCTTGTCGCGGTGGTAGGCCTCGTAGATCACCGGCAGGTAGCGCGGGTCGTCGATGATCCGGTCGCGGACCTTGCAGGCGTAGTCGTATTCGCTGTTGCAGACGCTCGGCTGATCGACGTCGGCCGTGGTCATCATCAGCAGGAGCTGATTGACGCGGTTGGCGCTGGCCATGGCGCTGGTCAGGGCCTCGAACAGTTTCGGGTTCGGCTGGGTGTGCAGCTCGTCGACGGCCTGGAAGTACGGGTTGTCGCCGTGGGCGACGTCGCCGTCGGCGGGAATGACCTTGGTCACCGAGTTATCCGGCTTCTGAATGCTCTTGGTGGTCGCGTAGGGCGTGCAGCGCTGGACCATTTCCTGTTCGTTCTTGATCATCCCGGCGATGTGGCGGTAGAGCTTGGCCGCCTGCTCGCGACTGGCGGCGGCGAGGTTGTTGATCTGGCCGATCTCGGGGCAGCAGCATTCGTCGAAGAACAGCAGGTTGTGGATCGCCGCGACCAGGGGCGTCTTGCCGTTCTTGCGCGGCACGTAGATCAGGCCGCGCGTGTAGCGGCGGGCCGGGCGGTTCAGGAAGTCACGCAGATACCAGCCGAAGAGGTTGCCGACGATCGCTTTTTGCCAGCATTCCAGGATGAACGGGTGGTTGGCCAGGGCCCCTTCGATGTGGGTGCAGCATTGCTCGATGAAATCGACGGCGAAGTCGGCGGCCTCGGGTTCGAACCAGCAGTCCTCGGCGGTGGCGAAGGGATCGTAGCCGGGGATCGCGCAGAGCGTGTCCCGCCAGCGCTTCGGCGCCTTGCTACGCTTGAGTCCTCGCGGTCGTCCTGTCTTGACTGCTGTTGCCAAATGACGCTCCTGTCGTCACGACGGTGCGTTCTTGTGTTCTGTCCTATCGGTCGGATAGGGCCTATACTCAGTGAATCATCCCGCCCTCCCGAAGAACTTATTCTTGCCCGCGTCGGTCGAGGGCTTCTCGACGGCCCGGACGCCGGCGATATCGGCGGGCGTCAGGCCGAAGCAGGCGGCACACTCCTTGACCTGGGCATACATCTGATTACGGATCGAGACCCAGGGGCTCTGCAGCAGATTGCCCTTGTAACTCATAAACGTCATGCCCTCTTCGTCGCATTTCTGGCAGGCCAGTTCGAACCGGCCGAACGAATCACACAGGCACAGAAGACGTTGGCGGTACTTGCCCACCAGCAGCCCATCGTCGTAGAGCCGTTTGGCTAGATAGTCCCAAGTGCTTTTGGCGACGCGTCTTACCGCTTCGCCGTCGTCGGTCTTCTGCTTATTAATGAACCGTCTGGGGCACGCAGGCCGTTTCTGGTCGCTCGTTTTGCCCCCCTCACGGCCCTTAGCCCGCCATGAGCCTCGGTCGCTGAGAACCTTAAACGGCGTTGGTTTCGGTCCGCGCTTCGCCAAACCTAT